CCTGTCTTGTCAGTATCCCAACAGTAAGACCTAAGTTCTTTAATTAGATTCGTGCTATTAGAAGTCACTAAATATTCTTCACGTTGCATAACATCAATACCGTAGTTGATACTGTCTCTACCTTTCGTTACGCCTTTAATCGTGATTCCGTACCGTTGTATGTCTGCAATACTTTTAGGTTCTGCACTATCTGCGTAAACAGGTACGTCTTTTGGTAGTTTGTTTGCTATGTCAGAATTAAGCAATCCTGTTTGATAGACTATTTCGTTTAGGATTCGTTTATCGTTATGTTTCCAAACCTCTATAATAGAAGTTGGATCATTCGTGTAACCAAAATCCATTCCCAATCCTACAAGTCGTGCTTCTTTCGGTATTGTGTCTATTTGCTTCCAATTACTAAAGACGATGCCTTCAAGTTTTCCCATAAGACCGTTTACATAAACATCCACCCACGATTTCCAATAATTAGAAGTTTCTGCTTTCTTTATGTTCTTTTCTATTTGGTCTACTATGCCTACGTCTAAAGCTTCATTGTCTTTGTATGTTAAGATTATCTTTTCTGCATCTTCTTGGCCTTCAAGTTCTGTTTGTACCCAAAATTCTGCAGTTGGGTTGTAGTCTAAAAATACTTCGTCTTTTGTTCTAATAGACATTTCTAAAAAACTTTCAAAAGATATTTGATTACATTCGTTTATATATAAAATATTTCTTCTACCTCCACGAAGTTTTTTGCTATCGTCTGCACTAAAGAATTCTATAAAGCTACCGTTTGCAAATTCGTATTTTAGTAGTGACTTATTAAACCTGTCGTCTACAAACCTGTTAGTCCACTTCATACATTTCAAGAAATCGCGTAAAGCACCTCTACGCAAATGCGGTATGCTTTCTGCCACTACGCTAATTTCTAAGCCACCTGTCTTAGCTGCTTTGTCTATAAGTATGGGAAGTATGCCAAAAGTCTTTCCTGCACTTGTACCTCCTTGTATAATCTTAATTCGTTTTTTTAACGCTAAGATTTTATTGATCGCAGTCGTTCTCTTTAACATCGGGAAATAATGGTTGTTCTATGTTCGTTTGTTCTATCTGCTCTTTTAGTGCGTTTAGACGTTGTGTAATGCTCGGGTTATACTGTCCTACCATACCTCCGGTAATTTGGTCTTCACGTATTTCTTTGCGTATGCGTGTACAGACAGTATAGAAATCTTTGTATTCTTCTTTCTTATCGAAGTAGTTGCTTATTGTTAAGTCAAACTTTTCCCAACAGAATATTTCGAAACCTTCCATAGTTAAAGGTACTTCTAATGGTTCTCCTACCATTTCACCACCTCTTTGGTTTAAGTGGTATTTGATTCTTGGATTGCTTTTACGTTCTACTTTGTAAGCTTTGAACATATCGTACATTTGTTCTTGGCTTTCTATCTTTCTTGGTCTACCTCTTTTTGCCATTTTTCTTTTCGCTTTTTTGTAGGTTGTCTTTATAACTTGTACTGCAAACTGCTAAACGTTGGTCTGTGCCGTATTCGTTTACCATTGTATTATCTGACATACAACGTGCCATAAAATCAAGTTTGTTTTCTCCTGCTTTTGGTTTTGGTATTGGCATCTTAGTAAGTTTCGTAAATTTTCTCCATCTTAATGTTAATTTCTCTTAAGCAGCTTGAACATTGTGTAGGTTGTTGATTAGTGCTGAATATTCTGTTATAGATAGTAAGCATTTGTCTTTGTTCGCTTGGCTTCATAGTTTCACTTCTTTTAGTGTACCATTCGTCTAACCATTTGTGTTCGTCTTCCTGTAGGCACTTAGGTTGTGTATAACGCCACAAGTCGTTTAGCTTGGCTTTACGTTCTTCACACCCGCAATCGTCACCTGCTAACCATTTAACAACTTTTTTTATTCCTGTTGCTTCTGTAAACTTTTCTATTGTGTCTCCTAGACCTTCTGACTTCTTTTTAGTCGTTCGTTTTTTTGTTGCTTTCTTTGCCATTTGTTTTATTTAAGATTCTTTTTAGTTCCTGTATTTGTTCTAGTGTTTCATTGTCTTCTTCTGCATTACCGTTTATTTTGCTTTGAAGCCTTTTTATTTCTGCTTGTACGTCTTTATCATTCATAATATGTTCGTAGTCTTGATTCATAAAGTCTTCGTAATCTTCGCCTACATTTATTCGTATTTGATTCTTACAATATTTTAGCGTTTGAAATATACTACTTGTGCTTATTCGTGTTTCGTCTGAAAGTTTACGAATAGACCATCCTGTCTTCCAATACAAAGTAAATAAGTCACGATCATACCAATGCCACGTTTTAACTTCTTCACCTATAAGTTGTATTAAACCCGTGTAAGCTTCTGTTTCTTCTATGTAGTCGTATTCTACTCCTAAGTTATACACTTCTTCTATATTAACTTTCTTATGCTTGTTTTGTTGTTTACGGTAGTCGTGTACTAAATTGTAAAGCACACATCTTATATAGTATTTGTTTACAGTTCCGTTTTCCTGTAGTATGCGTTCCGGTGAACAATACTTACTGATCTTAATGTACATTTCTTGTACTATGTCTTCTGCTAAGTCGTCAACTCCTAAACTCTTTACGATGCGTAAATAGTCTTCGTGATGTTCTGCAACTTTACTAAGCCATTTCATTGATTAGTATTTAAACAAATGTAGTGATTATTTTCTAGTAGTTTAAAGACGTACTTATTAACGAAACGTTGTTAACAAAAAAAAGCGCCCATTTCTGAACGCTTCCTTGATTTGAACACACCTAACTTAAAAAGGTAAATCGGTATCGGGTAAGTCTTGTGGCATATTTTGTTTTGGTGCTTCTGCTTCTGCTTGGTAAGGCTCTGAAAACTTTAAGCTAAAATATTTCTTACCGTTCTGTGATTCGTTTAACCAAACTGCTACGTCTTTGGCTTTGCCGTCTATCATTGCTTTACCTTTGTAGTCGGGATGTTGTTCCGTCTTTTTGTAGTCGTTCTTAAAAATTGCACCTGTGTTGTCTTTCTGTTCCATTTACTTTATTGTTTTACTTAAAATGTATGCGCTTAACGTCTTTCGTGTGCGCCTTGCTTTTTCTGTTAAAAGCTTCTTTTGTTCGTCTGTTACTCTTATGTGAATAACGCTAGTCTTTCGTGTTTTCGTTGTCTGCATTGTATTCGTTTAGTTCTTTAATAATTAAATCAACACCTTCAATAAAGTCTATCTTTCTGCTTTTGATAAGCATAACAGTTTCATCTATTGCTGCCTTGTCGCCTATAACATAGCCAAGCTTTAATAAAAGTTGTTTAGATTCTTGTTCTTGTTTCTGTAGTTCCCTGTAATATTGAAATATTTGATTGTCCATATCTTAACTTATTAGTGTTTCGTAATACTTTCGGCATTCTTCTATTCTGTCGTAGATTGACTGTACTACTTGTTCGTCATAATCTACTACAAACGTTTTAATTCGTCTTTCTGCAGGTATGTTGTCAAAGTTGTGCTGCGCTTCAACGTGTTCACGAAGTTCATCACTTTCATCTATTAAGTGTTCTTTCCAATGTGCGCGTCTTACTTCGTCTTCTACCATAAGCGTAGGCGTGTTTATTAAGCAGTAACATAAGAAGCTTTTGCGTTTACCTGTTAAATCCATATAACCTTGTAGTTGGTAATAGTAGTCTTTGTTCGGTATGTCTTCTGCAAAGAATGGAAACGTTGTAGCATCCCAAGAAGATTTAACGTCTAAGATTATGTCCGTGTTTACATCGGGTGTACCTGTTAAGTAGTCGTTTGTAAAGTGTTCTTCATTCTTGATCATAAAACCTAAGTCTAAAACATTTTCACATAGCTTTATACCTTCGTCTTCAACTTGGTTGCCTTTGTCCGTGTACCTACTGCTAAACTCTTTACGTTTGCCGTACATTTCTTCTACTGCAAGTTCTTGTAAATATGTCTTACAAGTCTTGCTTAGTGTTTCTGTTTTACTTCGTGAATTGGTCATTATTTTACCAATAGAAGAACATCTGATTTTTAACATAACTCAAGTGCTTTAGATTGTGAAGTAGTTAGTGCAAACTTGTCTGTAAGTTTGTCTTTCGTGATTTTGCCGTCTTGTACTGCTTTTAACGCATCTTTAAAGCGTGGTGCAGTTAGCTTGTCTTTCTTAACTACAGGTACTTGCTCACCTGCTGCATCCGTGTCTTTGTCAGTTACTAATCCCAAGCAGCTTGAAATACAGTAACGACGAAAATAACTCACGCCACTACCGAAACTTTGATAGTCATTCATACCTTTTAGTGTTGCTTGTGGAATAAGTGTGTTTGATTCTAACGTTTCACCACTTTCTACGTGAAAGATAATAGTGTTTAAGTAGTTATCTTCTTCGTGTGTGTTAATTAGTTGTGTGAATCCTAGACCGTGTTTGTTTAGTAGTGGGTTAATCTTGTCGAAGATCGTAGGCAAGTCTGCATAAGAATAACCATAACCTTTTGTGCCTTTGAATATTGGCTTTACTTCTTGCTGAAAAGCTGCAAGTGCTTTAAATAAATTTTTCATAGTGTATTTAATTAAGTGTTTGTGTGTACAAATATAGTGTTTATGTGCATACAAAACAAATAAAGACCTACAATATTAATTTACTTGTAGATAGTGCATATTGATTTTGGTGTACTTTATGACCGTTATCAAATAAATCACCTTTTTGTATTAGTTTGCAATGTTTAAAAAAGTCTATTTTAGATATACCACCTAAATATTCTAATTGTTTTGCATTTTTACTGTAATAAAAAAATACATACCAATCTACATTATGATTTTTTTGGTGTGCTTGAACGTGAACATTCCAAGAAGCTTTAAATTCAGAATAACCTATCTTAGTTTTTACGTCTATTCTTTTGTTGTTTACAATAAAGTCTGCTTCATAATCTTTGTTGCTTATTCTTTCTGCCTGTGGGTACATTTTGTAAAATGTTAATTCTCCTAAATTACCTATAATTTTAAATTCGTTTTGTGTTTGCTTGTTCTGTTTGTAAACTGTGTATTTATTACTTTCAAATAAACCCCATTCTTTAGCTTCTTTTAACAATTCATTTCCTACCTTCATTCTTTACTTTTTGTTTGTATAACTCTATAATGTCTTTTAATTCTTCTCTTGTGTACTTGCGTGTCTTGTGTGCTTCTTCGTGTAGTTTAAACAGTTCTTCGCCTCCTATTCGTTTTTCTATACCTATTTGGTAGTTTAATAGATCACCGCTTTTATCTTTGTTGCACGGTCTACTACATTGTGCGTGTACGTTTAGTTCTGAAAATCTGACTGCATTGTGACCACCTGCAGAAAAATAGTGACCGGCATCTATATTGCCTTTGCGTAGTGGCTTACCACAAGAAACACACGGATAACCTTTTGCTTCGTCTCTTGCTCTTATATATGCGTTAAAATAAGTCTGTGCTTTTTTAGTTAAGCTTTGCACCGTTTCAAGTTCTTCTTTCAACTTCTTCTTTTCTTTCTTCCAATTCTTGACCTTTGCAGTTTCTACCCATGCCTTAACGCATTCAGATTTAAAGCAATATTTTTGATTAAAGTGCTTGGCTTCAAATTTCTCTTTGCAATTTTTACAACGTGGCATCGTCTTTTTGAAATATGTAAACTTCTTCTACGTTACAATCTATGTTAGTGCAAAAGTGTACGTTTATTACGCCGTCATCTTCTAAGTTAAAGTCTTCGTATTCGTGTTGCTCTTGCCATTTTATTGGCTCTCCGCATTGTGGACATTTCATAATTCTAATTTATTTTTCACGTTCAGCTATCATATACGCAATATTACCATACCAAAAAGTTACTATCATTCTATTATATTTTTTCCATTTTCTTCTTTTTGTAAAGAACCAACAAAAAATATTTATAATTTGCTTAAATGTTAAATCCTTCATAGCTATAATATGCTGCTTCATAATTCTAATTTATTGTCGTTTATAATTTCTTTTAGCTTGTCTATTTCGTGTTTATGTTCTGCTATTATGATTTGATTTCTAAGATTAGCTTTACATTCTAAATAGTATTCATCTTCAAAGTCTTTAAAAACAGAATGAAAGTGTTCTATGTCTTGTAAGCTTTCTTTCATAGAATTTATTAAGTCTGTTCTGCTTTCGTGTTTTTCTACAAGTTCGTCAAGACTTGCTTTAAACTTTATAATTGTAGTCTTTAGGTTTATCTTTGCTTTTAATATTTCAAGTGTGTTCATCTTATTTTTTTTAGTGGGTTTACGCCTCCTATTTCAAAACCTAAACCCCTGTTAAATTCACAAAATATATAGTCTTCTAACAAGGTTTGTTGTCCTCCTGTATCTGTGTCTTTTATTTTGTCTACAGAAATTAAAGTTACATATTTCATTGATTCGTGTTTTACAAGTCTGTGTATAACTAAAAAGTCATCGCATCTATTTAAGAAACTTTTACCACCTTCAATGTGTGCTGCCATTGGCGGTTTAAGATGACCTGCCCAATTATGACCTGTAGGAAATATATTACCACCTCTACCACTTTCACTTGTTGGATGCGTGTTTATGTAGATAGTCTTGCCTGTTTCGTTTACAAACTGACGTGCCATATTTAAAAATTCGTAGTTACCTTCGTAACCCATCTTCCTGTCTAAACCGGTGTATGGATCAATTAAACAAGCGTTAGCATCTGACTGTCTGAATAGTTCTAAAAGTTCTGCAGGTTTGTAAAGCTTTGAATTATCTATGAAGTCAAAGTATTGTTCTAAGTATGTAGCTGCGCTTGTTATTTGTTTATGACTTAAAGTCTTGTACGCTTTACCTGTGTACATTTGTATCATATCACGAAGAATCTGTCCGTAGCTATTCTCACCTGCCCATAAGCAAAACTTTAATTCGTGTTTAAGTGCAAGTGTCAAAAAGTAGAAAAAGACGAAGTACGATTTACCTACGTTGTCGTGTCCTAAAATTATATTTAGTTGTTTAGGTTTAAATACTATGTGCTTGTCAAGTTCACATCCTAATTCTAAACCTTGCTTTATCTTACCATCTCTGTAGTCTAGTAAGTATTTTATCTGTTCTCCTTTTCTAAGCATATCCTAACCTTTTTGCTTTTTGTGTTAATTTATCTTCTTCGTTTTTTGGTTCTTTCTTTAGCCAATTCTTTGCAGTCAAATATAATGATTTGTATTTCTTGTTGTTTTTAAAGTTCTCTATGCTATCTAAACACGAATCTATCTGCTGCTTAGTGTAGTCTGCTTCTAACTTGTTAAACTGTTCTACAGAAATAGACAAATGTGCGAAGCTTCTATATATATCTTTTACATTAACATTAACACTATCGGTTATTTCTGTTATCGGTTTATAACAGGTGTTATCGTTGTTATCTTTTGCCCATCTTTTAGTCATTCCTTTTTTACCTGCTTCGCTTTTCTTCTTGCGGATTTGTTCGTATTTGCGTAGGTCACGTTTTAAGTTTTGTTTAATTGGTTCAAAACAAACTTCTGTTAGTAAGTCTTCAGTAGTTGGGTTTAAGTCATTGACGTATTCTAAAACGTGCTTAAACAACTTACCTGCTTGATCGTCACTTAGCTTTTGAACCGTGTGTATTAAGTCGCAGTATAGTAAAAAGCTTTTCTTGTTATCTGCCATAAGGTTGTAAAAAAAAAGTGCAACGCTTTCGGTGGGTAGGAACACTTACTAACGTCACACTTAAAAAATTTGATTGTCCTACCAACATTGCAAATATAGTAATTAATATAGATTATTTTCTAAACGTCTTTTAATTATATTTAGACCACCTAAAGTACAAGCGTTTTTTACGTCTTCCTGTAAGTTGTATTCTTTCTTTATTCCGTCTTTATCTGCAAAAAGCTTTTGGTAATACTCTATATCTGTTAGCAGCATTTTGTCTTTTGCTTCTATTAAGTATTCAAATCGTTTTACACCGTGCATTACTGTTGCGTGATCACGATTAAAGTATTTTCCTATGTCTTGATATATCATTCCGTGTCTACGCATAACGTTATACAAGTACATTCTACGGTTTATAAGTGGTGCATTTCTTGATTTAGTGTCAAGTCCGTCTTTTTTTATTAGTTCTTTAATTAAGTTCTTCATATATCCAAGTTATTAGTGCGCAATAAATTATTTCTATTAATCGCATAATTTAATTTTTAATTACTTCTTTGTAGTCAATCATTTTATCTAAAAAATGGTTATCTATTTCGTCATATATTGTTATTCTCATTATAGACAAAGCAGGTAAACCAAACTTTAATGAAACTTTATATTCTATACTAATGTTTTTTTCTTCTCCATTAATTAAATGAACATTTGGAAAAGCTATAAGCCCAATGTATATTTTTTCATCTTTTTCAAAATCCTCATAATTTTCATCTAAATCTTTTAAAAAATTTGATTTTTTTATTTCATTTTCGATATAGTCAAACATCTGTTCTAATTGCTCTTTATAAAAATATTTTGAACAATCTTTTTCATTAATAATTTCTTTCATACTATTTCTACTTTTATTATAAGTCCTTTCCACAAGTTAAAGGCACTAATTGCATCGTGTTTACTGTATGCGTTAATTTGTTTAGTTGCATAGCTTACAGGTGCGCTTGT